AGACAGGGGGGGTAGCCGTCTTAGATAAAAAAACCCCATCATTGAGCGCACCCTTACGCAGATTGCATGACTTGCACAGCACTCGAAGATTATCCAGACTGTGATCACCACCTGCCTTGCGTGGAATTATGTGGTCGATGTGCATCTCGCCTTCATCTGTGCCACATATCTGGCAGAAGCGACCATCGCGCATGAACACGCGTTCGCGCTGTTCGCGATATCGCCTACTGTTCAGCTTATCTAGTGCCATCCCTTAGCCTTCCAATGATCCAGTGCTTTACATGGCTCACCATATCGGTTGCCTATGTAGTTAAGACCCCACTGTATCTGCTTATAACCATCAACCCTAGATAGATACTCACTGCGCCCTTGAGGAATACCGTGGTGTGATCCATTACGAGCTAAGGGTCTCCAGTTGCTTTCCTTTGTATAGAGTATCTCTAAGCACTTAAACTCTTTATAGTTATAGCCTAATGAATGTAAAGCATATTCTTTATAGCTTACATATTGCACTGGTTTAGAGCCACCTGCTTCAGGCATGATGCATAGAGCTATCCCAATAGCTACTAGCACCCCGCGAGCTACGCCCCTAAGGGGCTCGCGGTGAGCCTTTGAGAGGCTCTGCGCCGTTAGCGTACCATCGCTGTCAAATCCATTTATATAAGTCCTGCTCAGAGCGGTGTTTCGTTTCATAGATCCTCCTAATCACCGGCTGTGGATAACTTCTGTGGATAACTATTTATCCGTACTGTAGAAGCCTTTACCCTTAAAGTGTGTAGCTGCTGCCCCAATAACTTTAACCATCGGTTCATTACAATAGTTGCACAAGATCACTGGTCGATTGTTCCATCCGTGATTGATCTCTTGATTAAGATTGCATCTGGTGCACTTGTAATCATAGGTTGGCAAGTTAAGCACTTCCTTATCATGTATGACCCACATCCAGAGCATCGGTCTATGTCTGCCTCTGTGGGTTCTTTGTCTAGGTGACCATATCTTAATATGAGTAGTGGCAAGAGATCCTCAAGTCGAATGATCGCGGCATACTCACGCGCATCTTCACCCTGTCCGTTGAGTCTGATAACCCCAAAGCCTAATTCCCCCGAAATGGCTGTACGGCTTTTCAGCTGAGCTAAGTATGCCTTAGGTTGAAATCCAGCGCGGGCTTTGACTTCAACATCGAATGGCACATTAACAATATCCTTGCCACTACCCCTTCCCACACATGCGCCTTGCCAGACAGTCGATAGGTACTGTGCGACAACACGCTCTGTGCGAAAACCTCTGTGTTTCCTATGTTGGGTCATAGGTGATGTTTGTTTTCACAATTCTTGCAGAAGAATAGGACAGCACCATCGTGAATGCGATCATACTCATTAACTTGGACAAATGAATCGCAGTCCGAGCAATTCTCTACGCCACCATAACCACTAAAGCTGTATATATGGCGATCTACTGGCGATCTATAAATCTCATCAAAGTTAAACTTAGCCATTATTTAGTCCAGTCGTGTAACCCATTGCCAGACCCATGATAAACAGGAACAGCACCAAGAAAATCAACAGCTGCTCTTTGCTATCCATTGACTGTACTGCATTTCAAGCATTGCCATGACACTGTGCCATTGACGGCATCCTGGGATAGATCCACCAAGTTCTTGATCTGGACTGGTTCATTGCATAACTGACATGGCACAAAGGCTGACATTAGATCAACCCACTCACCATTTATCTTGATTCCGATGTTTCCCATTACACTCTCGCCTTCTGTGGTTGAAACTTCCCATCTGATCCCAGTGTGTACCACTTGGTTGGGCATCGATGAGCTGATGAAATGGCTGAGTTGCAGAAGTAGCCACCCCATGCCTTGCCATTCTTCTCACCCTCACGCCACTGCATATGTCCATGCTCGCATGATGGAGCTTCTACTGCCTCGGCTGTTCCCATGATTGCAGATACATTCTCCATAGCCTTTTCAAGTGTGACAGGTGCATCGACTACGCCCCTATATTCTCCAACGGGTGTAGTCCAATAATCCTGATCATCTGGCTTGACATCTTGCACTGCTGGCTTTACTACTTTTGTAGCAACGACCTTAGTCATTTCCTCTCGGCTTGGTCTCTTTCCTTTAGGCGCATAACCTGCATTTGCAAGTGCTCTGCCGATTGCCGAAGTCTCGCAATTCTCAAGTGCTGAAGTCTGATTAACGCCTCGGCTAGTAACTGTTTCCTCAGCGTACCCTGTTGCCCATGCAACGCCATCTTCAGCATTCTTAAATAGATAAGCTTTAACGATGTATCGAGAAGCCTCGACAACTTCCAACTCAGTAGATATACGGAACGAAGGATAGTCCTTAATAAACTTTTCAAGTCTTACCTCCACTGGCTCATAATCGGCTAGATTAAACATGGTATGGATGAAACCTCACTACTAGACAAGCGCGAATAAAAGCGATTCTTAACTCAAACTGCCACCATTTGTATTCATTTAGATCTTCTCGAATAAACTCAATGCCAAAGGCAATCATTTCTTCCAGTGTGTAGTAATAGAATCTCTTTGTTAAATTAGACATAAAGATCGTTCTCCTCTGTTGCTAGTTGCCCTGCTAGTGCTCCGTATGAGCATAGATCGATCCAGTTGTCGATATGTTGGGCTGATTGATTAGTCCGTGCAAGTTTAACGAGCACCATGATCCCTGCGACTTGATAATCGTGGATCGGTGTTTGTAGGTATGCACTGAGGAGCATTGCGGTGTGTTGCAGGTTATCCGCAGGGTGACCATACGATAGCCCACGATCGCGGATTGTGTCTGTTGCGGTAAGTAGGATCTCATTAGCGCGCATCTGTTGTCACTCGCTGAAATGACTTAGCCACGATCAAGCCTTCACGCTTGCCCTCGTTAAAGCCTTTAGCCCAGCCTACTAAATACCATAAAGCATTAGCTGCTAAAAGCAGCACTATCATTGGCATCTCAAAGCTCATTGTATTTCCTATCTGCATCCAGTGCCCTCGACTGGCTTACAGAATTAGTGTGACAGAAGTGACCGACTAATCAAGCACATTCTGATAACGAAATGATAACGATTCTCCCTCGTCCACGGCATCATCTAAGGTGCGCTTAATGTCAGGCGTAAAGTCGTCCATATAGGGTGAATGATCCGTCCTTGTTGATTGGCACTAAGAATGGGCTTACTCGATCTCCGTGTGTCTCAATGACTGCCACAGACATCTGCCAATTAGCACTGCCAGCCTTGAGATAAGAGGCTTTCTTCTTGTCCATAACATTTCCTGCTTCTAAACCCCAAAGAGTCCTGTATTGGCTTCCTAAGCCTTCTGTATAGGCACTAATGCCTGCCCTGTGAGTGTGTCCACATACGACAGACTTGCCGAACTTCTTAGCCAATCCAAGAGCTGTAAGTCCTGCATTGCTATTCATCGATCCCTCATCGCCATGCACTAAGACCCAGCCCTTATGGAACTCGAATGGCTTCTTATGAAAACGAATCCCCAAGTCATTGAAACCCATAAAGCGGGAGTACTCGAGCTCTGGAAGTCCGATGAGGCTAGGAGCTCCTCTAACGAGAGTGTGGTATAGACGATCGGTGTGGTTGGATCGAGTGATGTCGGTAGTGCCGAGATCCCATAGGATGTTTTGAGCCAGACTTCGATCATAATCTAGCTGCCCTTCGTATTCCAGATGTGTGCCTTTAGCCCACTTGGACTGAGACTGCATATCAAGCTCATCGCCTGTGTTTAGGATTAAATCGAACTTCTCGCGCTTTACTAGCTTGATCAGATTCTTTACGGCTTGCTCATGATGAAACGGAATTTGAAGGTCACTGATGACCAAGTACCTTTTCTTCTGGCTGCTAGTCATCATCCTCATCTTCGTAATCCCCGAACTTCTCAGGGTCAATGGGATCAGGCAGAATCCAGTGAGGATAGGCTTGTGGCTCTGTGATCATGAACATGGCAATGTCCTCTGCGAAACCTGCTCGCTTTAATGAACAAAAGTACTCATAAAGTCCAATGCAGTAAGCATCGAGCTTTGAGTAACCTTGTTCCTCTAACGCCTTAGTTGCTTTTCTTGCCATAGCACAATGCTACCTGTCAAGCAATATGTTATAGATCTCATCGACTCGCGTGTTGAGTCTTTTGATCTCAGACAACAGGTGGGTGATTACATAGCCAGACAAGCCACCAAGAGCTGCGATGGTAGCAAGGTAAAGCGTAAAGAAGTCTGACTGTGTCACTTCTTAGGGCTCGCGTATCCGAATACCCCGGACAATACAGCCCAAAGGATTGCGCGGTAGTCAAGGTCAAAGTTGCTAGATGCCCATGCAGCTAGGAATGCTCCAGCAGCAAGGATTGCAGGGTTCTTCATGTTCTTCATTATTCTCCACCTAACATAGATACTTGAAAAAAAGCACCATCATTGTCAGCTTCTTTCTTAAAGCTAACATGCATGTGCTTAGAGTGTTTGTTAGCCCCTGTGTACTTGCGCCATTTCCAGTTAAGGATGCGCGAGCAGATTCGTCCATCATAAATGATGTAACTAATACGCTTGTCTTTCTTGGATCTGGACAAGGTACGAAGCTGATCAGCAAGATCTCCCATGATGTCTGGCTTACCGCCCTTGAATAAGTCTTTGTCCACATCAATGGCACGAACCCAGCCTTGCTCATCTGGATTATGATCTGACTTGCGAGCAGCGTGTCGGGTATCACCGATCCAACCATCCGATGTGCGGTCACGATCTGGGAACGAGTCATCAAACTGCTCTCTAAGTTGGATTGCAGCTTTAGAAAGTTTTGCCTTCACTTACCGAGTTTTAATCCGTCAGGAATTGGCTTTGAGTATTCCCATTTAGCAATGTATTGCACTCCATCGCCATCATCCTGGAGACGAATTGACCCATATTGAAATTCATCATATTGCTCCGTGTTTGCTAACTCTGGATAGACTGCTGTAATTTGTGAATACAAGTCCATTTTATGCTCCTAAATAACTGATAGAAAACTCTGATTGCGCTTCTGTTTTATCTAAAGTGAGTGATCCGCCTGAAGTTTGATACACATAACACTCAAAATAATCGGTTGCTACCGCATTTTGTACTGATGTAAAACTCATATTCAAGTTACCACGAGTGGACAAAGACCATTCGCGAGTTAAAATAGCTGTACCGTTTTTATACAAAATGATTGTGCGCGCTCCAGTATTATCTGAACTTAGCCAGTAAACAAGCGCGTTTATGAGATATTTTCCGCTTTTTCCAGTTGGAATTGTTAAGCGTGATGTATTTGAAGAATTATTATGAAAACCGTCTGTGTCGTAACTTTCAGATGTGTAAGTCGCTGCGGTATAAGTGTTATTGTTGATGCTTTGTGTGGCTGTATCAAAAACACGCGCACCCACGAAAGTAGAACCGCTTGAAGGTGTGACCCACTTGAAATCCATGTCTGTGTTGCTGTTTTTGGCTAGGACTTGATCAGTAGTGCCACCTTCAAGATCCACTAAAGAAGCATCGATTGCATCACCTAGAGCCTCAATGGCTACTGCGCCATCCTTGACCAAGTCTGTACTGGTTGGTACTGGCCAACCAAAATTAGGGGTTGTTGTTGCCATTAGGTTAGAGCTCCGATCGCTTTAGACCACTGTAGTGTACCATTTACGCCACTCCAGATGGTGTTAGTTGGAAGTATTGTTGCCCATGTCGGGGCTATAAGAGAAAAGTCTGTTGGTGAGACATAGATAGTCGCATCCACAAAAGTAGGCGTTGCTCTCATTGAGATGCCCTCTACAAAGCCTGAGAAGTACCCCTCGAACATGTTAAAAGGCAGGTTGATGATAACTACTGGCTCACCAAAGAAAAGGTTGATTAGGTCATCTCTAAGGGCATTTGGCATAAGAGGATTGTCAAGTCTAAAGGTAATCTGATCAAGCTGTGTTCTAGGCGTTGAGCGGAGTCCTAGATCTCGCTCGATAATGTCCTCAACATCTGCCAAATAGCGAATGTTAGAATCAAATGTTCTTTGATAGCGACCATAGGTAGCAATAGAAGCATCGTCTGTGGCTGAGTATGTGCTGCCGTAGTCATTGCCATAGCGCACAATCTCGCTGTTACGAATCTTGCCAATCTGTAGGATTGACTTAACGCTGGCGGGTGAAGCGTAATTGCCGTCCAACTGAGTCGATCCGTTAGTTGCTAGGTAATTGCTTCTATGATCCGCATCTGCATAGGCTATGCGACCCTGCTTGTCCTCGAATAGCGTTCCAAGTGCGCTGTCTGCTATCTGCTGGACTAAGGTCTGTGTGTTGCGATCTGCTGCCGAAAGGTTATCCATCTGATACAGACCAGCATCGATCTCGCCTAATCCCACATTCTCAGCATTAGCCCATGTAGTAGTCGGATCGTAATCTTGCCACTGAAGTGTAGGTGCTACTTCTATCCACTCATTGACTAACAACTTTGAGAGAATGATGCGGATCTGTTCACCATCAAGGTCATGTGCCACAGAATCTGTGTAGATGGCTTTAGGCAGTTTAGCCAAAGCACCGACTGCAAGGATTGTGCCAATAGTTACATAACCGACTTCTTCTGGGCTTCTGACTGAAGTCGTGAAGTCTGAGACTGTGCCACCGAATACAGGCACATATGTGCCACCGCTATCTTTAAGCTCTAAAGTCAGAGAATCTGTAACATCGATGTCAAAGAGAGCATTGGTGGAGTTAATGATATCCATGCGGGCATAACCTGCTTGACATTGGCGATCAATATCAATGCGCCCTGTAGTAACACTTACCCCAGTTACATTGGTGTACACAGTCGTACCGACTGTTATGCGCCATTCTGGAAGCCATGTCATACGGCTAGAAGTCCTGTTGAGCTAGTGCCTCGCTGATATGACTGACGGATCACATCTTCTACAGCTCGAGCGATAGCCTCTGGATCACCAACTCCAGTATTGACTGTAATGTTTGTGCCACCTGAGCCACCGCCTGAACCGCCTCGGTTCATGTAAGGGCTATAGCCACCGAAGTCACCGACTGAACTTTGATAAGCAATGAGGTCGCGTAGATCTTGAGCATTCTGCATATCTAGTAGATCTGCGAAAGCATTGGCACGAGCTGAGGCTGCATCTGCATATTCAAGAATAGCCTCAATAGACCCACCTGCTGTCGTGATAGGCGCGATGAAGTCTCCTGCTGGAATGGCTGAACCTAGTGATCCGCTTGTCGGTATCTTAGCTTTACTTTCGGTATTGGCTTTAGAAAGCAAGTCAAGCATCTCTCGGATTTTAGCAAGTGCTGCATCTAGGTTGCTGAGATTAACTAAATCGGCTGGCTTAAGACCTTCAAGGATTGATTTGATATCTTGCAGCTTTACATTTTGACCAGATAGTGCGCTGAAGATTTTGAGATCTTCATTAAGTCTCTTGGTTGCAGCAGTAATGGCTGCTTCATCTTTAGCAGCAATAGCATCTTCTAGATTAGAAATTGACTGCTTGATGTTTAGACGAGCAGTATCATTGGCAATCTGGAGAAGTTGCGCTTGGCTTGTTGCCTTGCCTAGTTGCTCGGCTTGGTTAGTAAGAGCTGCTGCAACTTGGATCTTATCCATGTCAAAGACTTCTTCGCCCTTTGTAAGAGCAAGGTTAGCCTTATCAATAGCCAGTTTTAATCTAGCAGCTTTTAATGCTTTTATTTCTTCTGCTGTAAGTTTCTTTTTAGCGCCTAAAGTCTTTACAACATACTCAGCTTGTAGTCTGGCTAGATCTGCTAATCCCTGTGCCTGTACACCGCTACCAGCAGCGACCTGACCCATACCTCTTAAGATCTCTAGATAAGTGCCAAGAATTGGAATCATTCCAACATTCAATCCAGAAACCCCGGGCAGTGACTTTAGCTTTTCTGTCAGTTCGCCAACACCACGAATAACATCGGCAATGTAAATCGCTGTATTCTGCATCGCACTTGCTAGGTTATCGACTGAATCTTGTTCGCCTAAGCCTTTAAGAGCATCGATTAAACCTGTACCAATAATCTCAGAAGCATTCGCAGATGCAACTGCTAACTTGTCGATTGAACCTTGAAAGGTATTAGCAGACTGTGTTGCAGCTCCCGCGAATGTAGTTTCAAGTTGCCCAATAATATCTTCAAACTTGCCAGCCTTAAGATCTGCCTTTGAGATACCTACGCCTAGACGAGATAGGGCAGCATTGTTACCCAGGTATGCACGACTTAATGCTCCTGTAACCGATGCTAAATCTTTGCCAGTTGCAGCACTAATGTCTAATGACAGATTAAGTAATCTTTGTGCTTCATTAGTATTCTGTGTGGCTACCGCTAGTGTCTGATATGCAGGACGAAGCTTGTCATCGAGGATGCCGAACTCGCTTTGTAATCTCTGGATGTACTCCTCAGAAGATGCGGCATCTCGACCGAGTCCAACATTCTTAAGAGCTAGGGCTAACTGCTTCTGCGCTTTCTCATCTTCTGCTGCTGCTTTAATTGCAGCCTTACCATAAGCAAGAATCTGCTGTCCACCAAAAGCCAGACCCAATGCCCCTGCCAATTTCTTGACATTCTTGGTCATCTTGTCTGTTGCTGTCTCGGCTTGCTTAAAGCCCTTCTTGCCAGTGAACTCGGCAGCAATGTCAATAATTACATTAGCCATGATTAGCCTCTCACTGTTGCTCTTTGATTAAGTTTAGTGCCTGCTGTAGCAATAGCTTTAAGAACGCCTTGTCTAGCCTTGCCGTTATTCTCATCATAGGCACGATAAAGCAAGCGACCTTGCATGCGATCCTTACCTTTAAGAGGCGCACGAAATTTGCCATCTTGATTGAGAACGAATCGACTCTCAGGGGTAACCTTGCCCATTCTTTCGTAGATTGATCCAGCTCTGCTCTTGTTAAATACTTGAGCGAGCGATCTAAATCCTCTGGAGTTAGGCTTTGATGGACTTGTCTTGAAACCAATTTTAGATTTAACCTCAGACGGATTAAAGGTAGGGAATGTTCCCTCAGACATTTGTCGAGGTAGCCATCCACTTAACACTTCTCCACGATCTGGGACATAGCCTTTAGCAGCTTTAGAAATAGGTGTAATTGCTACCTTGATTTCCTTTTGAGTTTCCTTAGCAAGATCAGGAGCGAACTCTCTAAGAGCTTTGCGAAGTTCAACGCCGCCCTTTACGCTTGCTGGCATCGCTCACCTCTTTCGCTTCATCCTTGAGCCCTTGCACTAATGCATCGAGCATGGTCTTATCTAGATCCAACAACTGCTGTGGCGCGATTCCCAACCTAATGCTTAGCCTAGCGATTAGATAGGTGAATGGAAGATCGCGCTTTAAGCTAAAGGGTCTGAATCAAGCACCTCGACACTTTTGAGTGTCTCAATGAAATCCATACCAAAAGGCTTAACAGTTTCACCTGACCTGCGTGTTACTTCCCATGCTAACCAATAGACATCGCTCTGCTTTTCTTCATCGCGGAACGCCTTATGGAAGCCCTTTTTAGCGTACTGCTCGAATGAGTACTCCACTGCTGGAGTGATCTCGCC